GGAGCAACCTATCCTGTTGGTGGAAATATAGCTAAATAAATAAAGAAAAAGTGATTAGTTATGAATTATTCAAAAAACGGACTTCATTTAACTGAACAATTTGAAGGCTGTAAGCTTACTGCTTATCCTGATCCCGGAACTGGCGGGGCTCCTTGGACGATTGGTTATGGTCATACCGGCCCAGACGTATTTCCTACGCTTGTAATTACCCAAGAATACGCTGAAAAACTGCTCCTAGAGGACGTTCAAAAGGCAGTAGCTAACGTCAATACTTACCTTAAGATAGAGGTCACACAAGAAGAATTTGACGCTTTGGTGGACTTTGCTTTTAATTGTGGATGCCGTAATTTAGATAATTCGACTTTACTTAAAAAAGTAAATGAAGGTGACCATGAGGGCGCAGCAGATGAGTTTCTAAAATGGGACCGGTCTGGAGGTCATATTATGGCAGGACTGCTCAAGCGTAGACAAGCGGAGGCAGCGTTATTTTTATCGGATTTATCCAAATGAACGACATAGCTGATGATGCACACTATACCGAGGAATTACACAGGGAGTCTGCTCTAAACGCAATCAGAAAAAGAGAAAAGGCAAAGTACACCGGATTTTGTTTAACTTGTAATGATTCTGCCCTACCCAATTCACAATTTTGCTCAAAAGACTGTCAGGAAGACCAAGAATTAATATTAAGAATTGGAAGAATCAGGGGTAAATAGCAAGCGCAACGGTCAATACTTTTACCAGGTAGTCTCTAGTTTCTTGATCTTTGTCAAACTCCTCGGCATTTTTAGCTATGGCTTTGGTTATTTCTAAGTCCTTAACCAACTCCTTAAACTCGGTAGAGGTTATTTCACCATCATCATATTGAGATTGATACATTTCTGCCAATGCTTTTAGTTCGGATAAATTCATTTCTTAGCTTCCTTTAGTCCTGCTTTATAACCTTGTTCCCAAGTTTTGTAAGTGTTTTCAACGTAAGGCTTATCTTCTTTTAAAAAATCTATTGCCTCCTGAACTTCTTTCCATTTATGGTGTGAAGATTTATCAAGAAAGTTTTGAATTTTATCTAAGGCTTTTTGTTTATCCATGAGGTTTACTTCCAACTACTTTCTGTATTGTTTCAGCATTTCTTTCAATTAAGTGAAGTTTAGCTTTGCAATATCCATTACTAGGGTTTTCACTAATATACAGTTCATTGACCAATTTTGCCAGGTCATTAACAAGTTTAATTGTTTGATCGTTATCTGGTTGGTATTCTACAAAATTACGCAGCCTAATCGTTGTCAAATTAAGCCTAAAACGTGATTCTTTAGAGCAGTCAAGAGTTTGTGCCTCAGTCCTTAGATCGTTGATTAGAGCGTATTCTGATGGGTCGTAAGTGGCCATATTTATTAATGAACAACTCGACAAAAATACAATCCAAATGTATTTAGTCATCATCTTTATCCATAGCATCATTAATTAAATGTTGCTTTACTAATTCCAAGCATCCAATTACTGTTGACATATAAAGAGTCTCATCATAATTGTGAATTAGTTGTAGCATTTCATCAACAAGACTTTCAGCTAATCTACCTTGATTAAAATTCATTCTTGTCCCCTTTCTTTAAGCAACAAAATCATATCCTTTTGTGCTTGGTAATATTCATCACGCTTACCTCTGCCCAACTTCCATCTAATTGTTTCTATACATTCCTCACGTTCTTTTTCTGCTATTAGTTTCCCAAATTTAATAACTGATTCATCTGAATCAAGGTATAAATCTGCTTTTACGGCTAATGCAAATATTTCTTCTTCAGTCATCATAAACACCTACTAAGTAAAGAAAGAAAATAAACGCACCAGTTGAAACTAACCCTGCAAGCATTATTATTGATGCAAAAATAATAGAATCAATTAGTGCGTCCATTTTTAATCCGATCAAAAGGGTACGTCTGAGTCCATGTCATCAAAACCCGATCCAGTAGTGGAAGGCTTTGTATGAGTTTGGGTAGGTTTATTTGTGTCGGTTTTTTCCCCTCCGAGCAAGCGGATCGTATCAGCCTTAACGTGGGTTGAGGTTTTTTCGACACCATTCTTATCCGTATATTTCTGGGTTACAAGCGAACCCTGGATAAATAGCATTTTCCCACTTTTAATGTACTTTTCAGCTATTTCAGCTAATTTTCCATAACAAGTAACATTGTGCCACTCGGTTTTAGTTTGGGATTCACCAGACTTGTCTTTCCATTTTTCAGACGTTGCCAAGGAAAAGTTAGCCACTAAGTCTCCCGAAGGCATGGCCCTTATTTGTGGGTCTTTGCCAACATTACCGATAATTTGAATTTGGTTGAACATTACTTCCCCTTTCTAGTTCGTCTGCTAAGATTCGGTATTGAGCCGAGTTAAATAAATACATCCAATGTAGTACTTCATGTTTTTCAAACTGGTCAAAAGCACAGACCATGTAATACCACTCTAAATGCCTTAATTCGTAGTAATTTAAATGTTTATTTGTGTCCATTTTTAGTCTGCCAGAATTGAAGTAAGTTAGTGAACATTAACCAACCCTTTTTAAGTTCCTCCTCCGTCCACTTATGAAGGACAACTAAGCCAGGTACGGTGCGAGAGACAAAAGCATTGGCACACTCGGCATGCGGAAGTCTCAGTCCCATGCGGTAAGCTGCGAGTTGCATTAAGTGCTCGTCATAGCCAACAATCTTGTCATCCTTGTCAAATTCCTTGGTCTTAACGTCAATCACAACTCCATGCCCTGCGGTGGTATGTAAGTCCGTCTTTCCTCCAAATCCAAGCTCATTAGCAAAGCTCATTTCAGGAATCCAAGTCTGCCGTCCATAATTCTCGGTGATCAAGTCCTCAAAAGATTGAACGTGATCAGGGTGATTACCGTAGCCTTTGCCCTCAAAGTATCCCTGAATGGACGCATGGATCTCAGTACCTCGATTAGCTGCTTCTTTGCCCTCCTCCTTGGAGTCTTGCATAATTCGGCTAATCCAGTCTTCCTCAGACTCGTCTGGACGTTTAGGCAGGGTTAGCGCAGCCATTAGAACTTGGCGTTGAATCCAGATGTTTAAAGCCGGTTTAGCTGCAACATTTAAGATTGTGGTGACACTTGGGACTAGGTTCATAGTCCTGGCATCTCTAAGCGTAGTATTGCGTTCCTTACCGTTTTTACCGATTACGGTGTACATTGGATTGCCCAGACGGTCATACCAATGTTGTGACTCGGATGCTCTGATTTCGTTTTGAGTAGTCATTATTTGCTCCCTAATTTCGTCTTCATTTGATCTTTAGCTTTAACAGTAGCAGACTTGTACATTTCGTTATTCACGCAATATTTGTAAGCTACTTTAAAAGCCTTTTCTAGTTCGTCTAAATCTTGGCAGTCTCCAATAGCGGTAATTAGATCGGTTGCTATGGATTCGTTAAAAGCCGGTTGCTGAACAACAGTTTTAGGCTTGGATGCTGAATTGCCGTCATCATCTTCAGGAGCAATACCACAGGCCGACATTAAAGAATATCTACGAGCGTATGTAAGAGCCGATCCATACCCTTGGGGGTCTTGTTTGGACGCAGGAACGTGCAAAACACCGCACTCGATAGTTTCCCCTGATTCATGCAAAAAAACCGTTTCTACGCTTACTCCAGTAGCATCTTCATACAGTTTCTGCATCATGCCAATGCCGTTATTGTTTAAAGCGTCTATTACTGCCTCAACGCAAGCGGACAGGTCAGCATACCTAGACTTGAAATGAGGATTTGTAGAAGATTTAAGCGCAGGGCCAAATTCACGTTGTGCTTTGACAAATGCCGTTGCAATTAATTTACCGCCTTGGTTAGTTTGTGTCATACCTGTGCCCCTGTGAAATATCCAACAATAAATACAAAAATAATGATGCAAGCGTAAACAACTAATTTATCTTCTTTGTCCATTATTTTTTCTCCTTTAAGGGATATAAAGCATCAAGCTCAAGTCTACGAATAAACTTGATTAATTCAGCCAGGGAGGAGATTTTGTGTCCTGAGTAATCATGGACTAGGTTTAAGACAAACTGGATACCATCTTTGTATCCATCTTTGTAGTGATCCAAATTGTCTTTGCTTGGGAGAATATGATCGTTCATCTTCAGTTTTCCTTAGTTAAAAATGACGTACAGGTTTGTATCGTCTGGGATTGAGTATATACCAATTTTGGGGAAAGTACACAAATTGTTGAAAATAAATCAACAAATTGTTTACTTTTATAAAAAACATGCTAAGATTTAGGCATGAATACAAAACAAATTGAATTAGATCGAGAACTAATTAAAAAGCTAGGCGGGTCAACTGTTCTAGCTAAAAAGCTCGGGTTTACAAATGGAAAACAAAGGGTTCACAATTGGATTTCTAGGGGAATACCCTCATATATTAAATTGTCTTATCCTAAAATATTTTTACAAAAAAATAAAAATGTATAACTTTAATCTTTGTGGAGTTTGTGGAAAAGAAATGAGATTTAGACATTCATCAGCTAAATTTTGTTTTCCATGTGCAGACAAAAGATCAAAATTTAATGGTGGAAGCCGTGCATCTTATTTAGTTAACAAAGCTATAAAAGAAGGTTTAATTAAGCCTGTAAAAGAATTTTTATGTATTGATTGTGGTGCACAAGCAACTTGTTATGACCATAGGGATTACAACAAGCCTTTAGAAATAGATCCAGTTTGTTCAAAATGCAATAAAAGACGAGGCCCTGCAATTTATTTGAAAACGGAAGAAAAATGATGTATACTTTTAATTGTCTAAGGTGGCACTTAGGCGAAAGACACAAACTAAGAACCCCAGAATATTTTTGGTGGTCTTGCAAAGCAGTAGATGAACTTTTGGTTTGTGTCAATCGTTTACTTGCCGCCTCGCCAAGGCCAGGATCACCAAAAGCATTTTGGGGTTTTTTGCTTTGCAGACCGTACTCCACACGAAAGCAGAGCATTTGCATGGATGGCTTGGAAGAAAACACCGTACACAGTCACACCCCTGTGCAAAATTCGACCGAACTTGATTTAGGTATTGGTAACCTTATAAGTACATGGTGGAACAAGACTTATAGGCAAGCGAATAAATCCCTCATGGGCACTTGGAGTTATTTTGTTATATTTAACGATAAACAATCTAGCTTGGAGAAGGTAGGAGTACATCCACCCTTGGCAGAACTTTAACTAAAGAAAAAGGAAGACAGAATGGAAAACAAGTTTGAAGTATTTTGGAAGTCATGGCCTCGATCAACCAGAAAAGGGGCTAAATCACAATGTGAGAAGGTTTGGATCAAGACTTACCTTGACTCATGCGCTGATCAAATAATTAAGCATGTAGAGTGGATGAAAACAACCGATCAATGGCGCAAAGACAACGGTGCTTTTATTCCTGCGCCCCTAGTCTATTTAAATCAACAAAGATGGGATGGAGCTGAGATTCCTGAGACTTCCACAATGGTTCAAGTTCGTGATCCCTACCTTGTTAAGCTGGATGAGGAAAAAGCAAAGGCAGTCCCTATGCCTGAGTATTTAAGGGAAAGATTGAAGGGGATAGGCCGTGTTTAAAACAATTTGGCAGCCAGTACCCAAGTGGGATATTTCTATTAAAAAACTCAGCCGAGCAAAATATCCACTTAGACAAGACGAATACAAAAGATCAAGACAAAAGAACGAACAAGGTAACAAAAATGGAAATTAAAACGATCTGGCAACCTGTACCCACACATTGTGAAGTTATGGCTATCTGCCAAGGTGTTGAGTGTAGGATTTGCCCACATAAAGAACCGTTTAAAAGCGCATTTAGAGAGTTATCTGGACGCACCAATGATGGTACTAAGCCTAAGCCTGAAATGAGAGCTTGGATGTTTGAAAAAGATGTTTGACTGGGACAAAGAATATTCAGACCATGTTGATTTTTGGGCTAAACTTGCTAGAAAAAAAGAATGGTTAGAGTATGTAAGAGACAGGGTTAAGACATTACAACTTGATCCTAATTTAAAAAACTTAGGGAGGGACGTAGGAAACAGAATCAAAGAGTTAGACAAGCAAGATTTATTAACAACTAAGGAAAAATGAAGATGAAATCACAAAACGAACAAATATTAAATTATTTACAAAAAGGTAAGCCACTAACCGCAATGGATGCTCTTAGGCTATTTGGATGCTTTAGATTGGCAGCGAGGATCAGAGATTTAAAAGATGATGGTAAAAAAATAATCTCATCTAGAAAGCACGTCAAAAACCAATTTGGAAAAGACGTAATCGTTGCAGTTTATTCATTAAAGGCTTAATCATGAGATATTTACTTATACTTTTAATTCTTGCAGGATGCTCAACTCCTAAACTTGAAACTCCTAGCCAGTATGCTTACACTTCCCCTCCAGTTGTGCCTATCAGAGTTGATCCACAAGTTCAGCAAATGTCTAGGTCTGAAGTAGTGTCAGCTACTATCCAATGCGAACAAGACGGTCTTAGAGCAGTTCCAATAATGTCTAAGAGAATCGTATCTGGAATGATGAGCGACATTGTTATTGATATTCAATGTTTACCCAAACGTAATATTTTTGATGGGAAATTCTAATGAACGCAAAAAAAGCAAAAGCACTCAGAAAATCATTAAGAGAAAACAATATTGACGTTTCTGACAATACCTATGAGACAGATGTAAGGCGAGTTGGAAGACAAACTCAACTTAAGAAAGAATCAGGTCGGTCAATGTATCAAATGGTAAAGAAGACAATGTATGAGTACGGACAAAAGAATATTCGTTCTCAGCCACTTTGAGGCAAGGCAAAGGGCTAAAGAGTTTGTTTCAGTAGCTCCCGAGGGTTGGGTTGTAGAGTTTAAGCCTATGACCCGATCTTTGGAGCAAAATAGCAAACTTTGGGCATCTTTGGCAGACATTGCTAAACAAATAGTCTGGCATGGAAGGAAACTTAGCGCAGAGGATTGGAAACACATTTTTTCCTCTGCAATTAAAAAACAAGAGGTTGTACCAAACATTGATGGAACTGGGTTTGTGGTTTTAGGTCAATCAACTTCTAAAATGAACAAGAGCGAAATGAGCGAACTACTAGAGTTGATCATGGCTTTTGGTGCTGAACACAACGTAAAATTTGAGGATGATTATGCCGAGGCCGAAAAGTGAGATTACAGGTTACAAAATTAATATTGTTGTGAGGGTAAATGACAAGCAAAAAGAAATGTTTAAAGATATTGGGGGCGCTGAATGGTTGAGGAATTATCTCAACCGACAAATCAGATCAGAGGAAATACAACTTGGTTTAACACAATTAAGGAAGAATGAAGATGAACGTAGAAATTGAATTTTTAGAATGGGTACATCCAAGGGCAGGGGTTACTAAAGTTGAAGTTGAAGGTGGCAAACCTTTGGTGCTTAAAGCAAAAATTAAGCAAGAGCAAGGTGAGCCTGTGGGATGGTTGGACAGCAACGATATACACGCAGAGTTTATGCACAAAGACTTAAAAGCAGAGCATGATAAGCGTGGTTCATTTACCCCGAGAATGTTTCAGATTCCTGTCTACACAACACTACAACAACGCACATGGATTGGACTATTGGATGATGAAAAAGAACACATTGAAATTGCTGGAGGCAAGGCAGATTTGACATTAGCAGAAAAAATAGAAGCAATCCTTAAGGAGCGAAATACATGACAATGCCTCCAAAACCACCGGGATATTACACAGATAAATTATTTACTTGCGATGATATGGATAAAGCTATTCAAAAAGAACGCAAAGAATGGATAGGGTTGACCGCTGACGAATTAAACGTTATTAGCGACAGTATGAGAACATGGAACAGTTTTCAAATAACCGATGTTTACTTTGCAATCGAAGCTAAATTAAAGGAAAAAAATGCCTAAAGTCCCTCCTTACGACACCGGCAAGATCAAAATTGGATGCAGATACGACCCTCCACTTAGAAATCAGTACAACCCTGATCAAGACTGGGTGCAAGAGGTTTTACTAGGAATTCAGAAAGATTGGTTTGACCAAATTGAAAACTTGATTGAATACGCAATTTATATTGTTTTAATTTATTGTGTTCTATCTTTGCTTGGAAGACCCTAAAATGACACCTGGGAGGTTAACAAGGCACTCCAGGATGTCAGATTTAGGCAATTTTCCTTGTTTCTGGCCTAACCAGTTAAATGACCAAATGGACTCCCAAAATGTCTAAATGCAAGATTTGTAGGGCAGAATTCACAAAACGGAGCATGACCCACAAGGTTTGCTCTGATTCCTGTGCCGTAGAACTGCTTAGAAAGACCCGAGAGGAGGCTAAATTAAAGGCCGATAGAACTGAGAGGGTTGAGACAAAAAAAGCCTTGGAGAAGCTAAAAACCAGGTCAGACTGGCTAAAAGATGCTCAAGTTGTATTTAACCAATACATTAGGGAGCGAGACAAAGCCGAACCTTGCATTTCCTGCCAAAGATTTCACCAAGGTCAATACCATGCCGGTCATTTTGTTTCGGTGGGTTCTAGGCCAAATTTAAGGTTTGACGAGCAAAACGTACACCGACAATGCGCCCCATGCAACAATCATCTTTCTGGCAACATTATTCATTATCGAATGAATCTTATTAAAAAGATTGGAGTAGATGCGGTTGTCAGGTTAGAAACCGATTTTGAACCTAAAAAATATATTATTGATGATTTAAAAAAATTAATTACAGAATATCGGAAAAAAATTAAAAATTTAAAAGAAAAGGATTAATATGATTACTCAATCAGAATTAAAAGAATATTTAATGTTTAATTATGATGAAGGTAGATTTTATTGGATTGTTTCAAAAAGAAAAGGATTTGCAGGAAAACAAGCGGGTGGATTTGATATTAAAGGATATGGACAATTAAGTATAAATGGGAAAAATTATAAAGAACATAGATTGGTTTGGCTTTATCATTATGGAAAATTTCCAGAAAATCAGATTGATCATATTGATCACGACAAAAGAAATAATCGAATTCAAAATTTAAGAGTTTGTACTAATCAAGAAAATCAAAAAAACAAACCAATTCAAGTAAATAATAAATTTGGATACACAGGAATTGATTTTTATAAAAAATTAAATAAATTTAGATCAACTATTACGATTAACTATAAACAAATAAATTTAGGTATTTTTGAAAATTTAGAAGATGCAATAAAAGCAAGGATAGAAGCTAATAAAACATACGGATTTCATGAAAATCATGGAAAAGGCTTTGTAATACCCAAAAAAAGACTAAAATGTTGAAATCCGAGTTTCATTGACAAATTTTGAGATTTTGTGATAATTCGGTAATCTGATCAGAAAAATCCTTAAGGAGTATTGAAAATGGGTAAAAGAATGACTTATGAGTCGGACGCAGAAAAGAATAAAGAAGGTAAATCAGGGTTAAAAGACCCTGGTCACCTACAGACCGCAGCAGATTACGCATCTGAGTGCAGAGAAGGCGCAAAACCAATGATGCGTCCTCCATTAGGCCCAAAGAAAGAGCCTAACCTCACAAACGGAGTTCCAATGCTCCCACAAAAGAACATCAACTCTGGTAACAAGTAATAAAATAGGGGTAGATTATGAGTAATTATTTAGGTGTAATGGTCAACGACCCAGTATTTGATACTGTTTTTGCTAATCAACAGATTGGCTATTCTTTAGCTGCTGAAAGTACCGCAACTCAAGCAACAAGCAAGGCAACCGCAGTTACTTGTAATTTTTCCAATGGTCAAATTACGATGAACAACGCAGCTTTAGCAGCAAGTGCAGTTGTTACTTTTACTCTAAATAATTCCTTGATCAGCTCAAGGGATGTATTGATTGTTAACGTAAGTGGTGGAACTGCAACGGCAGGGACTTATGTATCTTTTGTAGCATCAATGGGTAACGGAACTGCAACTATTGGCTTACAAAACATATCAGGTGGTTCATTGTCTGAGGCAGTAAAGCTCAACTACGCAATCATTCACGGTCAATAAAATGCTTAAAAAATCAGCATCTAAGAAGGCCTTTAAAGAAAACGTGAAAACTGAAATCAAAGAAGGCCGTCCAGTTAAGCAAGCAGTTGCAATTGCCTATTCTGAAAAGCGTGAAGCTGAAAAGAAAAAAAAGAAAAAGTGAGCAGGGCAAACGTCACTATTGACATAGATGACGAAACTCAAGAGGTAAACATCACTTTAATCGGTGATGGCTACGCTTTAGTCATTGCTCACGACTGGCTTATAGTCTTAAAAGAATTTGGATTAGACGTTAAGATAGACCAACAACCACAAACGATAAATTAGTATGGCTACATTACAAGATTTATTAAGTTTAGATCAGCCATACTTAGGCAATCCAAATATTAGCGCACAAGGCGCAAAAACTGCGATTAGACCAATACAAACCCCAGAGGCTTATAACTCTTGGACAAGTTTATTAAATACTACTTTAAGCAACTTTTTAGATTCTGTACAAAATAGCAGGAATTTAGATAGGCAAACATTTGGTGATCCAAAAAGACCATTGCATGTAACTGATCAAAATGCTTTAAGTAAATTGATTGAAAACACCATGAATGGGCCAATGTCATTTGCCCCAATGGGCATGACTGCCTGGCATGGTAGCCCACACACATTCAACAAGTTCGACATGAGCAAGATCGGGACAGGAAAAGGGGCGCAGGCTTATGGTCATAAGCTTTATTTAGCTGAAAACCCTGAAGTTGCAAAAGAATATAAAGAGGCTTTATCTACTTATAAAACAACATTAAACGGAGAACCTTTAAATCCATCACATCCATTATTTTCAGAGGGGATGTCAATTGCTGCTAATGGATATAAAAAAGCCTTAAAACAAGCGGAAGACGCTTTAAAAAGTGGCTTTGTAAACCCTGAATATGCACAAAAACAAATTGACAATATTAAATCCCTAAAAGGCGCAAAGATTGAGCAATCAAAACAAGGCAATCTTTATAAAGTAGACCTACCAGACGAACACATTGAAAAAATGCTTGATTGGGATAAGCCTTTAAGCCAACAACATCCAGATGTTCAAAAAGCAATTCAAAAAACTAAAGCATTATTACCCCAAAATGCAATGGATGATTTAGGTGGAGATTTATCTTTGCTTTATGGGAAAGACATAACACCTAAAGACTTTTTAAATACATGGGAATCTTTGACTGGATCTGTGGGATCTGGAGAAGCTGCTTTAGCAAAACATGGTGTTCCAGGCATTAAATATTTAGACGAAACAAGTAGGCAAGCAGGACAAGGAACTAGAAACTTTGTCATTTTTGACCCAAATATAGCCAAGATAGAGGAAAGAAACTCCGTTCCAATACCTCAAGACCCACACCAACCTAATTATTTGGATGACCTCCACACAATGCTTGGCTTAAAGTCAAAAGATTTCGATATTTCAGATGTATACTCACCAACCTATTTAGGTGACTTACATTCGTTTTTATCAACTCAACCTAAGGAATAATGAAGATGACACCATATCTAGCTCAATTGATAGAAGATTTAAAAAAAGCAGAAGAACGAGAGATAGAAAATGATTCTTATCAGCAATCTCAGACTGAAAAAGGATCAACTTTGTACGGTAAAGCTGCTGAAGCTATTGAGCAACTATCTTCTAGCCCTAAATTATTGTTAGTAGATAATCGTAGAGATACACTATTGGATGCGTTTATTGGTAAAAACCCATTTGAACCAGAACCACTTTACAAGTCAATTTATTAAAAAATATCCATGAACCCACTAAAAATCACGTTTTTTGATCTATCAACTCAAGAGACAGATATCATCTTTGCAGGACTAGGAAGTCTCCCAATGGCACAAGTCGAGCAACTGGTCAACAAACTCAGACAACAAGTAGCAATCCAAATCAGCCAATACCAGGCAACTCTACAAAAGGAAAGCGAACCAATGGACGGCAATCCAGTCCAGTAAAGATTTTGGGACGGTAATGCGGTTTAGCTCCGCATAGTTCGCTGAATTTGTAAACATATCAACTCTGCTTTATGAGAACCGTCTCAAAACTAAAAAGTATGAGGATTGCGAGAAATGCAGGTTTCCTGCTCTGTGAGCAACGGGTAGCAGTCTTCATATTTGTTGGTGAATTCGCAGACTGATGCGAGACGGTCGGGAAAGCGTATCGGGATTTGGCGCGATCACTAAAGTTGCGCTGTCGCTAGGTCACGCTACTAGCAAGCTGGAGATCAGTACCAGCCATCAACAATTAAAAAGTATGAGGATTGGCAAGACGTTGAGGCTTGTTCTAATTGTTGAACGTAGTCAGCCACGCACCGAAAGGTGGAAATGAAGCCTTCGCCCAGTCCTCATTCTTATTAATAAACAAATAGTTTGCAATACGTCAATTTAAGCATACAATTGGCAACCATGAAGAAAACAGTTAAATCACAACCCAAACAATTAGGCAGACCATCGGTATACAAACCCGAATATGCCCAAGAACTCATAGATTACTTTAATAAACCCGCATACACCGAGAAGACTATCGTTTTCCCTAATGGTGTAGAAAAGACAGAAAGACTATCTAACCTATTCCCTACCCTCACAAGGTTCGCTGCCAATAAAGGGGTAACAAGGGAGACTTTGCATCATTGGGCTAACGAAAAAGACGATAATGACAGGCTTATTCGCCCAGATTTTTCTGACGCCTATAAGATTGCAAGGCAGTTACAAGAGTCAGTTTTAGTCGAAGGTGCGACTGCGGGAGTCTATAACGCTAACTTTTCAATCTTTACGGCTAAAAACGTACTGGGTTGGAGAGACAAGACTGAACAAGAGATTACAGGTGCTGCGGGTGGTCCATTGCTAATGCAAGTCGCAACCGACAATGACGCTTAAGTACACCGAGAAACAACTAGAGGCAATGAAGTTGATGAGTGGGGATGCCACTTACATCATGCTTTTTGGTGGTTCACGTTCAGGAAAGACTTTTACGATTGTTCGGCAAATTGTTACCAGAGCAATCAAGGCAGGAGGGTCAAGGCACACAATCCTACGTTTCAGGTTCAATCACGTTGTCAACTCGGTGGTGTACGACACTTTCCCAAAAGTAATGAAGGTCTGTTATCCAACGGTCAACTACAAGCTAGACAAAACGCATTGGTTTGCCAAGTTTGACAATGGAAGTGAGATTTGGTTTGGTGGACTGGATGACAAGGAAAGGACGGAGAAGATTCTAGGTATGGAGTTTTCAACAATCTACCTGAACGAATCCAGTCAGATAGCTTGGCCCTCGGTTGGTATTGCAATGACTAGGTTAGCGCAGAAAGTCAATCAACAGATCATTGTGGACAAGAAGATTGAGATGAAGCCTCTTAAGCCGAGGATGTTCTTTGACTGCAACCCGCCCGATAAGAACCATTGGACTTACAAGTTATTCGTACAAAGGAGAGACCCAGAAAGCGGAATTAACTTGTACGACCCAGACGATTATCAGTACTTTCAGATCAACCCAAAGGACAATCAAGAGAATTTATCTGAAGGGTACATCAAGACTTTAGAGGGATTATCAGCAAGGCTTAGAAAACGATTTTTAGAGGGAGAGTTTACAGATGCTAACCCTAACCAGTTATTTACAGACCTTTACTTTGACCGTTGGCGAACTCAAGAGGAAGATTTACCCGATTTTGTTAGAGTTGTCGTTGGAGTCGATCCTAGTGGAGCAGGAGATACTGACAACGCTGACAATGACGCAATTGGTATTGTTGTAGGTGCTTTGGGAACGGATGGGAACGCATACTTACTGGAAGACTGTACGGTGAAAGCCGGCCCTGCAACTTGGGGTAAGGTGGCAACAAGCGCATTTGAACGGCATAACGCAGACATAATAGTTGGAGAAAATAATTATGGTGGGGCAATGGTTGAAATGGTTATCCAGGCATCACGACCTCGGACTAATTACAAGTCGGTACTTGCCACACGATCAAAGATGGTCAGGGCAGAGCCGTTTGCTCCACTATACGAGCAAGGAAAGATTAGGCATGTAGGAAGGTTCGTAGATTTGGAGGAGGAACTTGGAGGATTCAGTACCAATGGTTACAATGGGTCTAAGTCACCAAATCGTGCAGATGCGTGGATTTGGGTGCTAACCGAGCTGTTTCCTGCGATTTTGCGGTCAAAAGTTGAGAAAAAACCGCAAACTTCACCGAAAAAACAGTTTAATTCTAATAATACCCCTGGATATTGGATGTAACTATGGCAACAACCGAAGAAGAGATAGTACGCAGAGCGCAAGACAATTTCAAACATTGTTTAGATTGGGAACAAGCCTCCAGACAAAGATTCAGGGAGGATATGAGATTTTTGTTTGCTGATTCTGACAATCAAGACCAATGGGAACCGGCAGTAAAGGCCAGACGTAGGCTAAATACTCAGCCGATGATCACTATTAACAAGGTTCACACGCATTGGTTGCACGTTGTTAATAACTTAAAAGAAAATAAACCATCCGTTTCGGTTCATCCAACCAATGACGAGGCCACTTACGAGGCAGCGGAGATTTTCGAAGGATTGGTACGTCACATTGAATATATATCCAACGCTAAGACTGCCTATGATATGGCAGCGGAACAACAAGTTGGTGGTGGAATAGGATTTTGGACAGTCACGACCGCATACGCAGACGATTCAACCTTTGACCAAGAAATATATATTAGGGAAGTCCCTGATGCTATGTCGGTCTACCTTGATCCGCATATTAAGAAAAGGGATGGATCGGACGCTAAGTTTGGTTTTATCTACGAAGATATGCCAAGGACAGAGTTTGAGAGACGTTTCCCTGGTGAGAATGTGCCAATGGTGGACGCAGGAGGCTCTCAGTCCTGGGTGACTAAAGATGTGGTTCGTTTAGCCACATATTACGAAAAAGAAACTAAAAAAGAATGGCTTTACTCTATACCTCAAGCTGATGGCTCATTGAAATTTGAGCGTCAATCATCCATGACTAAAGAAGAAGTCAAGATGCTTAATGAGGCTATCAAGATGGGTGCGGATATTGAGCGCAGACGTATTGACAAGCACGTTATCCACAAGTATTTGATCGGTGGGAACAAGGTATTAGAAAAAGGAATCTGGGCAGGAAAGTACATTCCAATCGTCCGAGTACCAGGCGAGGAAATGCAGATTGATGGCAAATTAGACCGTAAGGGTCTGGTTCGTTATATGAAGGATGCACAAAGATCGTATAACTACAATGCCTCCGCTGCTCTTGAATACGGTGCTCTACAGTCAAAAACCCCTTACCTTGCCCCAGTTGAGGCTATTGAAGGATTGGAGAACTACTGGGCAACTGCCAACACCGAGAACCATGCTTACTTGGCTTATAACCATGCGGACGAGAACGGAAACCCAATCCCAAGACCAGAGAGAGCGCAAGCTCCTATGTCTGCTCCTGTTTACATGGAAGGTATGCAGACTGCTGAAAATGAGATGATGATGACTTCGGGCCAATACCAACAAAGTTTTGGTGCTGAAGGACAGGAACTCTCAGGGGTAGCAATTGACAAGCGCAAATATCAAGGAGAGAGGGTAACTTACCACTTCCAAGATATGCAAAACATGGCTATTCAGTTCACCGGCAAGATTCTGATTGACCTAATCCCACACATTTACGACACAAAGAGAATTGTTCGTATTTTGGGTGAAGACGGTGAAGAACAACAGATTATGATCGACCCTAATCTGAAGGAAGCCTTTAAACAACAAGAAGACAAAGACGAGGCCAAAGTCTCCACTATCTTCAACCCCTCGGTTGGTTCTTATGACGTAGTCGCTGAATCTGGGTCTAATTACGATACAAGAAGACAAGAGGCTTTTTCTGCAATGTCCCAGATGATTGCTCAACAACCTCAATTAGCTCAGGTTATCGGTGATCTTTACATGGGATCGGCAGACTTCCCTAACGCTGACAAGCTACAGGAACGGATGAGGAACTGGATACCTCCTGCAATTTTAGGAACTGGCCCAAGCGAGACTGAACAAGCATTGACTGCTCAACTCCAACAGGCTCAACAAGTTATTGCTGCGCTGACTCAGCAAGTACAAGATAAATCCATTGACCAGAAGATGGAGAAACAACGCTTGGATATGGACGCATTGAATCATTTAGCAATTCGTCTAGAGAAAGAGCGTGACAGTTTAATTAGTGCGTTCAAAGCCGAGACTGAAAGGTTGAAAGCATTAATTACGGATGTGAACCCTGTGCAGATGGGTGAAATCACAAGCAAGATGGTGAGCGAGATAGAAGGCGCTGACAATCCTGCTAAAGACTTCAATCCTGACCGCATAGACCCCTCACAGTATTTGCAAGCAGAAATCCCAACTATCACAGGATAAAAATGGAAACAACAACCGTTGACCAACCAGTAAACGAAGGAACTATTCAACAAGCTGACGCAACCAATGCCAATCAGCAAACTCCAGAGGCGAAAGCTCCTGAAGCCAAAGACAACTCCTATCACGATCTACCCGAGTGGGCTAGAAAACGGATGGGTGAACTTGCAGCAGCCAAGAACTCGGCAGCCGAACAACTCGCTGCCCTCAAGGCTCAGATTCAAACCCAAGTTCAAGAACCTCAACCAACCTATCAGCAACCTCAGCAAAATGTCGAGGAATTGGCTACTCAGATCGCTAATCAGCGTCTTCAGGAGCAGACTTTCCTTAATAAAATGAATGAGATTGAGAAAAAGGCAAAAGAAGAATTTGGCCAGGATTACGACCGTTCCGTTCAAAATTTACAGTTGGCAGGGGTTGGAGGAAACGATTTTCTCCATGCTTTAGCCGAAGTTCCCAATCCTGAGAAAGTTATCACATACTTGGGTAAGTCTGAAAATGTAAACGAGGCAATCAGGATTGCAGGGCTAAGTCCTATGCAATTAGGTATTGAGTTGACAAAGTTATCTAGCAAAGCAGCCAAAGAACTCAGTAAACAAAAGTCTAGTGCCCCTGCTCCAGTTGGTGAAGTTACAGGCGGTTCGTCTGGACGGACTACTGGGGGCGCAGAACCCTCAATCAACGATACCGAGGCTTGGATTGCTTGGAGAAGGCAAACTGCTAGAAAAAAACGTTGATTAGTTGATAAGTTAAAAAAAACGCATTAGAATCGGGTACAGGCAGAAACTAGCCGTAAATAGTTGTGTTGGGCCGTTAAAGATAGTCTCCATAGGCCAGGGGAAATTAGGAGTTTGTCGCAAGACAGACAATTCATTTCTTTTTGTTCATAAGGAGGTAGTTCAACATGACTACTAATTCACTTCTGACGATAAATATGATCACAAATGAAGCTGTGAGATTATTTACTCAGTCTAATGCGTTTCTACGCACCGTAAGCCGTCAATATGACGATCAGTTTGCTCGTACAGGAGCAAAAATTGGTTCAACTCTGCGTGTTCGTTTACCTAACGATTACACAGTAACAACTGGCCCTGCAATTACTCCTCAAGGTACTAATGAGCAGAACACATCTTTGACTGTGGCAACACAAGCAAACGTGCCTGTTTCTTTCGGTACTGCTGAGAAAACAATGCAATTGGATGACTTCTCTGAGCGTATTCTTGCTCCTGCGGTTAACCGTTTGGCAGCTTACGTTGCAGCAGATTTGATGAACGTAGCATCACAATCAGCCAACATCACACCAAACTTGAGCGGTTCTACCCTCTCTAGTCCAAATGCGACTACATGGTTGACTGCCGGTTCTGCTCTTGATCAAAACTTGTCACCAAGAATGGATCGTAAGATTATTCTTGATCCAGTTACTCAAGCTCGTACAGTTGGCTCTTTAGCCGGTTTGTTCAATCCCCAAGTCAAAATTGCTGAGAACTATGAAACTGGTGTTATCACTAGAGATACTCTCGGATTTGACTGGATGTATGACCAAACTACTCTGGTTCACACAGTAGGTTCGTTCTCTGCCGGTACTGTTAACGGTGCAAGCCAAACAGGTACAACTCTGACAGTTAACGCAATCACAGGTACATTGAACCAAGGTGACATTATCACTATTGCCGGTGTATATGCAATCAACCGTTTGACAGGTAACTCACAAGGTCAACTACGTCAATTCGTTGTTACTGCAAACGTTAACTCTGGTGCTACAAGCATACCAATCTATCCTGCTATTACTCCTGCTCCCGCAGCGTTTAATACAGTAACTGCATCTCCTGCTAACTCAGCAGCGATCAGTTTGGTAATGCCTGCATCATCTAGCTATCGTCAAAACATTGCATACTTCCCAGAGGCTTTCACATTGGCAACTGCTGATTTGGAAATGCCTACTGCCGGTGTTGTGCAAGCTGCACGTGCTCAGTTTGATGGCATCTCCCTGCGTATGATTGAGGCTTATGACGTAATGTCTGACTCCTTGATTACTCGTATGGATATTTTGTACGGCTACGCAGCGATTCGTCCTGAGTGGTCATGTATTGTTCCTGACATT